ATTTAACAGGTTTTACAGTTGATACTACTCATGATGTTGTAGAAGATACAGCATTAGGTGATTCAATGAAATCTTTTTTGGCTGGTAGAGGAACTTTTACTGCTTCAGTAGATATGAACTATGACGAAACTGATTCTGGACAAGGAGCTTTAGTACAAGGCGCAAGTTTAACATTTGCATTTTTGCCAGAAGGTAATGATAGTGGGGATCAAAAATTAAGTGGTTCTGGAATTATTACAGGAATGTCAGTAGGTGTATCTTTGGACGGTGTATCAACAAGAACAGTTTCTATACAGGGTTCTGGTGGTCTTACTATCGGTACTGTAGCATAATTTTATGGCAGAAAAGGTAAATTACTTTGACGGAGTAAAATCGCATTTTGATGAATTACAAATCAAAGTAATAGAAGTGCCAGAATGGGATTTAGTTGGTGATAAAGCAATCTATGCTAAACCATTTAATATGCTTGAGAAAAGCAAATTGTTTAAGAATGTTAAAGGTGAAGATCTTAATATTCTAATTGATATCATAATTGAAAAATCTTTGAATAAAGAGCATGAAAAAATGTTTACTCCAAATGATAAACTGAATTTCAAAACACATGCAGATACAGATGTTGTCGCAAGAGTTGCTAATCAAATATTAGGGACTGGTTATGATGACATTAAAAAAAACTAAAAAATCCAGATTTTTATAATGTAGTCGCTCTTGCTGAACGATTACATAAAACTATTCCAGAAATCTTGCAAATGTCCGTATATGAGTTTAATATATGGGAAGCTTATTTTGAAAATCAAAGTAAGGAACATGAAAGACAATTAAACTTGATGAAAGCTCAGCGTAGATAATGGCAACAAAAAAAGTAAATATTGATATTGTCGCTAAGGATAAATCGAAACAGGCGCTCAATAATGTAAACAATAATCTAGAGAGAACAAAAAGAAGTGTTTTAAATGTTAAAAATGCACTTATTGGATTAGGTGCAGGACTTGCAATAAGATCAATAGTTCAAACAGGAATTCAAATTGAAGGGCTACAAGTAAGATTAAAAGCTTTATTTGGTAGTGTAGAAGAAGGCGCAAGAGCTTTCAATGTCATGGCTGAATTTGCTGGTAAAGTTCCTTTTTCATTAGAAGAAATACAAAGAGGAGCAGGAAATCTAGCTGTCGTTTCTGATGATGCAGAACAATTAGGTGAGATATTAAAAATTACAGGTAATGTTGCTGCAGCTACAGGTTTAGATTTTGAAACTACTGCAACACAAATACAAAGAGCATTTAGTGGTGGTATCGCTTCCGCTGATATTTTTAGAGAACGAGGTGTTAGAGATATGCTCGGTTTCTCTGCAGGAGCAAAAGTTTCAGTACAAGAAACCATTGAAGCTTTCCAAAGAGTCTTTGGTCCAGGAGGTGAATTCGGTTCAGTTACTGATGATCTAGCAAAAACTTTTGAGGGAACTTTATCTATGTTAAATGATAAAGTATTTAACTTTAAAAGAATAATAGTACAAGAAGGTTTCTTTCCAGAATTAAAAAGACAATTCGGTGACTTAGATGATTTCATAGAAGATAATCAAGCTTCAATAGACGCATTTGCTAAAAGTCTTGGATCAGGTTTAGGATTAGCAGTTGATAGATTAGGTGACGGTTTTAAATTTGTAAAAGATAATGCTGATATATTATTAGAAATATTTAAATTAATTATAGCACTTAAAATAGCTGGATTTTTTATAAATGCTTCAATAGCTGCTATGAAGTTTGCAAAAAGCATGATTGCAGTTGCACTCGGTTCACAAGCAGTTTCAAAAGGTTTAGCTGGATTGGGAGCTGCTATTCTTAAAGGTGGAGCTGTATTTGTTGCTTTTAATCAATTAGATAAATTTTTTGACGGATTCATAAAAGATTTAAATGATTCTGCGAATGCAATAGGAAATACAGAAGATGAATATTTAAAAGCAAGTGACGCAATAGGATCAGCTTCTAAAAAATCTGAAGATGCAATTAAAGGAGTAACTTTAGCCGGTGACGGAACGATTGATATGCTGAAAGAAATGCAAAAGGTCGTTGACGATAATGCAAAAGCATTTGAAAGAATAAATGAAAGAGGAATGAGTCCTCTAGATCAAATAGAAAATAATATGTTGAAAGAACTAAAATTAGTTCAAGATACAATGGACGCATTAGAACATATTAGATTAGAAAAAATTACAAGAGGAATTTTATCAGAAAAAGAAGCTAATAAAGAATTCGCAGAAGAAACATTTAAATTAGAACAATTAAAATTAAAAATAATCAAAGATGCTGCAAAATTAGAAGAAGAATTTTTAAGAAATAAAAGAGAACAAGAACTAAAAGATCAACAAGCACATTTTGATAAACAATTTAGATTAATAAAATCTTTTAGAATGGAAGATTTAGAACTTAATAAATTATCAGATGAAAATAAAAAACAACTTGCAATACAAACAGGTCGTGAAGCATTAGATCAATTATCAAGACATAATCGAACATTATTCCAAATTAATAAAGCTTTAGCTATTAAAGATGCTATAGTTAGTACAGCACAAGGAGTTACAAAAGCTTTAGGTATGGGGCCTTTCGGTATTCCATTAGCATTAGGAATTGGTGCATTAGGAGCAGCTCAAGTTGCAACTATAGCTCAAACACAATACACAGGAAGAAGAGCAGGAGGCCCAGTACAAAAAGATAAACCTTTTATAGTTGGTGAACAAGGACCAGAATTATTTGTTCCAAATCAAGCAGGAGCAATTCAACCAAATGGAAATACAGGAGTTAATATTAATTTTAATATTAATACAGTTGATGCTAGAGGATTTAATGAATTATTAGTAAATAGTAGAGGGACTATCGTTAATATGATTAACAATGCAGTTAATGAAAAAGGTAAAATGGCAATTATATGAGTGGAGCTTTACCTAATACTAATTTCAATGCTATAAATTTAAAAAGCAATCAAAAAACTTTATTTACAGAAACAGATAGCGGAAAAACATTTAGACGACAAATTCAAGGACAACGATTTAGTTTTACAGTTTCATATCCTCCTATGAAAAGAACAGAGTTTGCTCCAATCATGGCTTTTATTATGAAGCAAAGAGCAAGAAAAGAAAATTTCACCATAACCTTGCCGAGTTATTTCAATGCACTCGGTAGTGAAACAGGAACATTGCTAGTGAATGGAGCTCACTCTGCAGCAGATACAACAATAGCTATTGATGGTTTTGCAAGTGACGGAGCAGGAAGATTGAAAGCTGGCGATCTTATAAAATTTGCACATAATAAAGTTTATATGGTTATAGATGATGTAACTTCATCAAGTAATGCAGCAACTGTAACAATAGAACCTCCACTAAGAACTGCTCTTACAAATAATAGTTCTGTATCTTATGATTCAATTCAATTTACTGTACACCTAACTAGTGATGTCCAGGAGTTTCAAACAGGACAAAATGATAGCGACGGTAATTTATTATTTAAATATGAATTTGATGTTATTGAAAGTTTATAATGGCAAGAGGATTATCGAGTTCGGTAAAAACAGAATTAGCTACAGGAGTTATTGATCCTGTTTTATTAATAGAAATTGGATTTAGTACTCCAATATATTTAACAAATGCAAGTTTTGATATTACTTCAAGCATATCTGGTACATCAAGAACTTATGTTTCAAATGGACATTTAAGAAGTATTACAGGAGTCAACGAAACAAATAGACCTACAAAAAATACTCTATCTATAAGTTTATCTGGAGTTGATCAAACATATATATCTGTTGCTCTAAATGAAAATATTATCAATGATAATGTTTTTGTTTATCGAGGATATTTAGATTCTAATAATGCTCTTATATCTGATCCTTTTTTATTATTTTATGGAACAATAGATGAATACAAAATTAGTGATAATACAACTACTGCAAATTTAATATTAAGTATAACTTCTCATTGGGGTAATTTTAGTAAAACTGCAGGAAGAACAACAACTGACAATTCGCAAAAAAGATTTTTTAGCAGTGATAAAGGAATGGAATTTGCAGCTTTAACAGTTCGTGATATAAAGTGGGGAAGAGTTTGACTAGTTTTCATTTATATCAAGGGGAAAAAAAAGATGTCACAGATTTATATAATTTATTGGTTGAGTATAAAGAAATAGATTTAGCTGATTGCGATTATCCAGAAATAGATAAAGATAAATTATTATTTTTTATAAATAGTATTCAACAAAAAGGAAAAATCATTTGTGTAAAAAATTTAGATACAAACGAATTAGTTGGAACTTGCATGTTCAATAAATCAGAATATTGGTTTAGTAAAACAAAGATTATGATAATACAAATGATCTATATCAAACAAGCTCATAGAAGTTTCAAGTTAGTAAAACAAATCATAGATTCAGTAAAAAATGTTTCAGAAGATATGCCAATCGTTTTATCTATAACTTCTGGTTTAGGAATTGATCCTGTATTTTATAAATTAGGATTTGAAAATATGGGCTCTAATTGGAGGTTATTATAAATGGGCGGTTGGAATCCTTTTGAAGATATAGTTGATTTTGTTACCGATATTGTTGATGTCTTTGTTGATATTATTGAAGATTTTGTCGGTTGGCTTGTACCAATGCCAGATATCCCAGACTTTGGCGATATGCAAGCTGATCAAACTGCTAAAGGTGTATTAGTAAATAAATTTAGTTCGAATGCTCATATCCCTGTTGTTTATGGGACAAGAAAAGTTGGAGGAAATGTTGTATTTTTAGAGACTTCTGGAACAGATAATGAATTTTTATATATGGCTATTGTTCTTAGTGAAGGTGAAATAAATGATATTAGTTCAATATTTATTAATGACAATCAAGTAAGTTGGTCTGGTGATATTGCAGATAATACACAAATCACAGTAGCAAGCAGTGATTCAAATTTTTTTGATTCTACAAATTCACAAAGTCTTATTACTTGTGAGCCTCATTTCGGTACTGATAGTCAAAATGCTTCTAGTTTATTGAGTACTTTAAGTTCCTGGACTTCTAATCATAGATTAAGAGGATTAGCATATCTTGCAATCAAATTTCAATGGAATACAGATAAATTTGGTTCTTTACCTACTGTCAATGCAATTGTTCAAGGAAAGAAAGTTTACAATCCAAATCTTGATAGTACAGTCACAGGGGGAAGTGGATCACATAGAGCAGATACATCAAGCACTTGGGAATATTCTGATAATCCTGTTTATCAACTTTTAGATTATTTAAGAGATACTAGATTTGGAATGGGTATTCCTAATAGTTATTTCGATTCTAATTTTGCAGATTGGCAAACTGCTGGTGATGTTTGCGATACTGATATAACTCCATTTTCTGGTGCTAGTGCTATTGATTTAATGGACAGCCACATGGTTGTTGATACATCAAAAAAAGCAATTGATAATGTTCAAGAATTTATAAAGGGCAGTAGAGCTTTCCTAAATTTTAGTGCAGGGAAATATAAAATCCTAGTAGAAACATCAGGTTCTGCATCTATCACTCTTACAGAAGATAATATTTTGGCTGGAATATCTGTGTCTAGTAAAAATAAAAATTCACGATTCAATAGAGTAATTGTCAATTTTATTAATCCAGATAAAAATTATCAATCAGATACAGCTCAATTTCCGCCCGTTGATGAAACAGGAATAGCTAGTGCTGATCAGCATGCAACAATGAAAACTGCAGACGGAGGTTTATTATTAGAAGGCAGATTTGATTTTTCAATGTTTACTAATCCATATCAAGCACAAGAAATGGCTGAAATAATATTAAGAAGATCGAGATCAAGTCTTGATGTAACATTAAAAGCAGATGCAACAGCTTTAGATTTATCTATTGGTGATATTGTAAATATTACACATGCTACTCCTGGATTTTCTGCTAAAGCATTTAGAGTACAAGGAATGACTTTGAATTCTGATCATACTGTAAGTTTACAATGTTCTGAACATCAAGATTCGTACTATACTTTTGGAACACAACAAGAAGTAGCTACTATTCCAGATACTACACTTCCAAATCCATTTTCAGTAAGTCCTCCCGCAAGTGTAAGTTTAGATGATGAATTAATTGAATATGCAGACGGAATTGTCATAACAAGATTATTAATTACTATTGGAGTTTCCCCAGATAAATTTGTTGATAATTATGAAGTACAAATAAAACAAACAAAAGATCAAAACGGTGCAACTGTATCAGATTCATTTAGAGAAATAGCAGTCGGTAAAATATTAGAATATCAACACTTGAATGTTATTGACGGAGCTGAATATCAAGTAAGAGTTAGAGCTGTAAATACTATTGGTTCTAAATCTACATTTGTATCTACTACGAGAACAATAGTTGGAGGAGTTGAAGCTCCAAGTAATGTAGAAGATTTTGCTGTTGAAATGCACGGTCAAAATCATATGAAATTAACTTGGACTCCACCAAGTAAGAATAGCGATTTAGATATTTCTTTTTATGAAATAAGATATCAAAATGTAACAACAGGCGCTAAATGGCTTAATTCAACGAATTTAGTAAGATGTCCAAGAAGAAAATGTGATAATGCTGTTGTTCCTGCACGCACCGGATCGTATCTTATAAAAGCAGTAGATAAGAACGGAAATACTTCTGCTGAAGCTACAATAGTCACAACAAATATTTCTGATATTCAAGCTTATCAAACAATATCAACATTTACAGAAACTCCAGATATATTTACAGCTGCTGATAGTATGGACGCAAGTTTACCTTTAGCAGTAAAAATAGATGCTTCAGGCGATACAGTATTAACTTTAGATACTGTTACGAATTTTGATGATACTGTTGGAAACTTTGATAGTCCTAGTGGCGATTTTGAATTAGGAGGAACTGATACAACTTCAAATCCTAATTTCAATAATTCAAACAGAGATGCAAAAGGTTTTTACAATTTTACTAACAGTTTATCATTAGCTCAAATCTATGACGGAAATATTGAACCGACAATTACATTAGACGCAGAAAATCCATATGATTTATTTGATAGTGGACGAGGGGCATTATTTTTTGATTCAGCAAAAGCACCTTTTGACGGTACTGAACAAATTCACGCATT